GCATTACCTTTGTATATACTTGCTTTAGCACCAGAGTTGTTATCAGCTACACCTTGTGCTGCTGCAGTAACACCACTAGCCTTTTCTTGTATACTTTCTAAAAGAGTGAATAGCTCCATAGAAGTCCTAAGACTAGGTGCTTCCATAACTTGCACTGCCTGTTTTAAGTCTACTCCCTCCTTAACTTTAATTATTCCATCTCTTCTGTATTTAAGTTCTAGTAAGTTCTCTACTGCTCCTACTTGTACCATTTTCTGTGGCTTAGTTATTTGTTCACCATTATCAAGTGTTTGATTAACAGCTACTGCTTGTGCCATGAATAACTCACGAACATAATCACAGTAAGATGGTGTCCAAAACTCTGTTAAATCTATAAAGGCTGCCCAAGTCCAATACCACCACATATCACTAGCGAACTTTTCTGTAAGTTCACACACCTCTATAGCTGTTTTACCTGTTTCAGTAATAAGTAAGAAGTATTTTTTACCCTCATAAGTAGTTCCCCATCTCCAAAACTTAAACTTGTCTTCATTTTGTATTTCTTTTTCTGCGTAAGCTACACCATTTGCATAAGCTCTATTCTTTTGATTGATAGCCTCTTGAGTAATATCTGTAGAGTTTCCTTTACCGTCTAAAAGTCTTTCTGATTCTGTTTTTAAATATATCTTATCTTTAATACCTTTTTTAATGTCTTGTCTTGATAAGACAACACCATAATCTCCTAAGTATCTTGCTTTCTGTAAATCAAGTCCTCCAACTGACGGGTCTATTAAGAAATCATACACATCAATATTATCTAGGTGTGGCTTATAACCATCTTGTGAGTCAGCATAGTATGAATAGATAGCTCTACCATAGATTATAGCTTGTTTCTTACCTGCTATATCTTTAATGTCCCATCTATCTCTTTTAGCGTCCATTGCCCTAAGTGCGTTGAGTCTTTTAACTCTATCTACTTGTGAGTCTTTTCTCTTTGTGAACTTAAACACTAAAGGATTATCTATTTTAGCTAGGATAGTATGTACAAATGAACTCATTTGTCCTAAATCTACATTAGCACGGCTCTCTAAAGACTTTTCTTTACGTCCATAATACATGTTCTCGTTGATTTTCCAATTGGCGAGCTTACTTTGCTTGTAATTACGTGCAAATTCTATTTCTGTAATAGCTTGTTGTATAATTTTTTCTCTAGTTTCAAATGAAATGTTTGCCATATATATAAATATTGTATAAAAGTATTAAGTATAATGCAAATTATATGCCTATACTTCCGTATAATGGCTCTTCTTCTGGTATATATTGATAAATAACCTCTTCTTTTTTCTTCAAAGTAGTTAAACTGTATCTTAAGCTATCCATACAGTTATGTACAAGTACTCCATTAGCAAAATACTCATGATTATTACTTATAGTAATATCATAAACTACTTCTCTCCAGTTGTCTTCTACTACGCAATGCTTTAGCTTTGCAGTTATTGTGGCAGTATTTGGAAATACCACTGTGTCTAGTCTCGTATTCTTTTGAACATACTTCACAAATAAGTTTTTTATAAATCCTGTTAACCCATGTATTTTTCCCATGCTCGCTATGCCACAATGAGCCCTCCTCTGATTTGTGCCATTCTTTGGCTTTAAGGACTCCAGCAGACTGAAATCTTTTAGCAAATTCTTTGTCTTTGAATTTTTCTTTAGAGTGCTCAGATAAGTGAGTGTGGCTTTCAACACATTCAAGATTTTCGATTGTATTGTCCCAAGTGTTTTTGTTTCTGTGGTGAATTTGATAGCCTTTTGGTATAGTTTTTTTGTAAAACTTATAAACTTCAACGTGCATTCTTTTTTTGCCTCTAGAAAAATACCTTTCTCTTGGGTAAAGTTTGTACGTTTTATTATCAAATTCTTGTCTAGGGTAACCATCATCTCCGATTGTAATTGTGATATTGGGACCCATCCTTTGTTTGTCTTTATCTTGTGTTCTGGCGTACATTGTAATATTATATCATTGTACATATCGAATTGCAACCTATACTTATACACTTGTTTACTACCGTTATTGTGTACTGCAATCACTTTATTAAACCCTTTAGATGTCAATACTTTATCTCCTACTTTAATATTTTTAATACAAACCAAACCTTTTTCTGTTGAAATATTTGTACTTCCTATGAAACAATGATTCCACATGTCTTTTGGTGTATTTAAAGTATCTCCGTCCTTAGTAGACATCCAAGAATAATTTTCATATTCTTGTTTTATATTTTTAGAACGTGAAGTATATGATATTTTTTGAGCCTGAACATAAGAGATACCGTGGTTGATTGAGTCTGCACCTTTGACAGCTCCTATAATATTTACTCCGTAACTTTTAATTTCGTCTATGCTTTTAGGCTCTGAAGAGTCTGCTATCACTAAACAGGTTGGCTCTGCAAGGCTTAAAATGGTATCTGCAAGACGTTTATTACTCATTCCTTTGATATACAGCTCTTCGTCTAATATATACCCTCCATTGTACTCATAGACTGCCACAAGTGCTGATGGATCAACGGAATAGCCAAAGTCTAAACCTCTTCTTACTAACCTAGCTTCATGAGGCACTTTGTCTATTTCTTGCCAATTACTATATATTTTACCTTTTATAGTCTCGGGCACATAACCTTTTATCATATTGTAATAATGAGTTGGATTACCCCTTTCATAGCCTTGATACCTTTCAATAGTTCCAGCGTCCATGTTAGTTGTATTATCTTCGTATGATGTTCGTATAAAAAGTGTATCGGTTATCTCTTCTTTAAGTGTTGGTATGTAAAAATCATTAACATATTCTATCGGGTCAAGATTAAACCAACGTCTAATAATCCAGTGGCTTTTCGGAGGAGCATTCAGTAGTAAGATTATAGTTAAATCTCCTTTAACAGTACGAAGAGAGTCATCAAGCTGTATAAAGTCTTCTTCTGATATTTCATCTGCTTCTTCTATGATTACACAGTTATAATTAGCTAACGACTTTAACTTAGCTTTTTGTTCGCCACTACTCTTTTTAAAACCTACTGCATTTATAGTATTTTTACCATAACTTATAGTCATTGTAGAGTCATTTATGCTTAACTTATCTAAGACATTATTTTCATTTGCTCTGTCTGTTATTTCTCTATATATAGAATTACGTATATCTCCTAGTATATATCTCATAATAGCACAACGAAAATACTCATCTGACACCAGCTTAGAATTAGCGTATTGTGATGCTACAGTACTTCTACCTGCTCCACGTCCTCCCATAAGTATTTTATAACGTTTGTTAGAAGTAAATAACTCTTTATATGCACTATTGACTATTTGTTTCATCTTTAAAATCTTTAAATATTATAGTATTACCTACTAAAGCTTTTCCATCTGATAATACATCAAGCTTATCTCCGTATTTCTTTGGTTTCATTTTACTCATTAACCACTTGCGAGTATCTACCCTCAATTTTGAACGATTTGTTACTTCTTTGTTTTCTATTTCGTATGTTTCGTTACCTTTTTGTATTCTCATTAAGTCATTACTTCCATCATCTGCTATATCTAGTAAATCTTCACTCATAGCTTCTGTTCTTTCTTCTGTAGCTTTCGCGTACTGTTGGGAAAATTCTGACTTCTCTCTTATCCATTTAAACAAAGTAGATATATTGGGCATTCCGTCTGCTTTACAAACAGTTCTCATAGAATAGCCTTGTGCTATCTCTTCACATACTTTATCTGCTAATTCTTGTGTATATATCTCTGGTCTTCCTACTGGTCTTACAAATGGTTTTGCTGTTGACCTTAAGACTTCTTCTGGTGCTTGTTTATTCATATTATTTATTTTTATGTAGTATTTGATATTTGTCTCTTGTCCCTAATTCTCTTAAGCAATTTAAACATTTATCTGGTTGATGGTATCTCGTTTTTATATAGTGTTGTAAGCAATTTTGTCCTTTATGTTTACATAAGTGTACTATACTATACTTTTCAGTTATATCTGTAATTACTGGGACATGCTTTTTCTTTGCCATTAAATAAATTATACCACACTTTTGACAGCATGGCGTAATTTATTGTGTTTAAT